TATACAAGTATTCGGATCGCAAGAACGTATTGGTCTTTGACGATTGCGATATTTGGGAAGATCAGGATGCTGTAAACATTCTCAAGGGTGCTTTGGATTCAGGCAAGACCCGTCGAATTTCTTACAACAAGGATTCTCGACTCCTGCGTGAAGAAGGTGTTCCTAACACTTTCGATTTTCACGGTTCGATTATCTTTATCACTAACAAGACCTTTGACAACAAGCGGGCTACTAAGATTCAGCCGCACTTGGATGCACTCCAGTCTCGCAGTCACTTCTTGGACCTGACTATCAACACCGAGCGTGACAAGATGCTCCGTATCAAGCAAGTGCATCGTGATGCTGACCCCGGATTGTTTGTTGATTATGGTTTTGACAAGGCTCAAGAAGATACGATTCTTGATTTCATGTGGGAAAATCACAACAAGTTGCGTGAAGTGTCCTTGCGTATGACTCTCAAGATTGCCGATCTTGTCAAGATTAGTCCTGCTAACTGGCGCGAACTTGCTAAGGCAACTTGCATGAAGAACTAATTTCTCCTGTCGCAAACTTTGGGGACTTCGGTCCCCTTTTTTTGCCTTTGTATTTGCAAATTGTAAACTAATTATAGTATAATGAACGAATGGCTATTATTGAATTAAAAGATAACGAAAATTTGGTATCCTATATGTTAACCGAATTAAGGTTAAGTAGGATAGACCATAAATTTCTAGAAAGTCTTAGACAGTATGCTAGGACTAAAAAACAAATAACGTCAAATCAAGATACCCTTTTCAAAAAGATATTGGGAAAATATAATAGACAATTTGTAAAGAAGGAATTCTTTTTAGAAAAGTTGCTATCACTAAATTGGAGTTGTACGGTTATACCTAGCAGTCCTTTATATACAGAGGCTTATTTGTTATTAGAAAATAACAAAATAATATTTAGATCGCCTTTTAATAGAGAATTTGTTAATGACTTGAAAAAAAATCCTATATACTCTATGAAATGGATTAGAGAAAGCAAGCAATATGAACTAAATTATAGTACCAATATATTGCGTGACTTGGTTACTATTACTTCAAACCATTTTCCTAAATATAATCTCTGTCCAGCGTTAGAAAATATATTGAAAGAGGTAAACAATTACTCAGATGTAAAGTATTGGGATCCGACACTAGTACAATCTAATGGAAAGTTATTTTTATATGCAATTAATAGTTTTTTAATGGACGCTATATCTAATATCAATTTAGAATTCGATATAAAAACTATATCAGACTTGACTCAATATGGAATTAATATTGATTCTTCTGTGACTGACTATATAATAAACACTAAAAATGTTTTACCTAACAAAGTAAAATTTGCAAGCCAATTTAATCCTATAGTTGAAAAAACAGACTTACCTGATATTATAGATTGGCTAAAAGAATTAGAGTGTGATGCGGTGTTAGGTGTGTGGAATACTTCAGAAATACCTGATAAATTGAAACTTGCCGGCATAGCATCCTATAATATTACTGATTCAAAAGTAAATATAAAACAAGATGAACATCGTAAAATTGTTGTGTTCAACTTTAAATCGTTTGACCTAGTCTATTACAAACCTTATAGACTTTATAAACTGGTAAGGTTTGTTAATTCTCAACCAATAACTATAAAATGAAACAATGTAAATTAATTATCAAAGATGAAGTCAATGTAAAACTTGAAGGGCTTGAATTGGCTGAACGCAAAGCATTGATGAAGATGTTTGAGTATGAGATACCGGGCGCAAGATATTTACCCGCGGTAAGGTTAGGTCGATGGAATGGTAAGGTCAGTTATTTTAGTTTGGGTGGTAGTACCTATATCAATCTATTGCCTGAGATTCTTCCTGTACTAGACAGAGCCGGATATGATATTGAGTTAGACGATATCAGAGAATACACAAATACTTTCAATTTTGCTCAAGTGTCCGAGGATCTATTTTCTAATCATGTTTGGCCCAAGAAGCATCCATTAGAAGGACAGCCTATTAAGTTGCGTGACTACCAAGTAGAAGTGATTAATCGCTTCCTTGAAAATCCACAATGTATTCAGGAAGTTGCTACAGGTGCAGGCAAGACGATCACAACTGCCGCATTGAGTTATAGCATACAAGAATATGGGCGCAGTATCGTTATCGTTCCTAATAAAAGCCTAGTCACACAAACAGAAGAAGATTACAAGAATGTAGGATTAGATGTTGGGGTATACTTTGGTGATCGTAAAGAGATAGGCAAGACTCATACTATCTGCACATGGCAAAGTCTAAACAACATGCTTAAGAAAACAAAATCAGGTGAGGCTGAAATTCCTATTGGCGAGTTTATTGAAGATGTTGTTTGTATCATAGTTGATGAGGTACATCAAGCAAAAGCCGATGCATTAAAGACATTAATGACAAGTGTGTTCAGTCAGGTACCAATTCGTTGGGGTCTAACTGGCACTATTCCTAAAGCAAAGTTTGAAGCACAGGCATTGTTCGTTAGTATAGGTCCTGTTATCGGTAAACTAAGTGCAAGCGAACTACAAGATAAGGGTGTATTGGCAAGATGCCATGTCAACATTATACAGTTAAAAGATGACGTTGAATTCAGTAACTATCAAAGCGAACTAAAACACTTATTAGAAGATAAAAATAGGTTAGATACTATCGCTGAATTAGTCCTTAAAATTAAGGATAGTGGCAACACACTTATTCTAGTAGACCGTGTAAATGCAGGAAAAGAATTAATTGACAGATTACCGAATGCGGTATTTGTGTCCGGAGAAACTAAACTAACAGAAAGAAAAGAAGAATATGATGAAGTTGCGACTTCTAATGATAAGATTATTGTGGCGACTTATGGTGTGGCCAGTGTGGGTATTAATATTCCTAGGATTTTTAATCTGGTTCTTTTGGAGCCCGGAAAAAGCTTTGTTAGGGTTATACAAAGCATTGGGCGAGGTATTAGAAAGGCTGAGGACAAAGACTTCGTACAAATCTGGGACATAACAAGTAGTTGCAAGTTTGCCAAACGACATTTGACTCAAAGAAAAACCTTTTACAATGAAGCAAACTATCCATTTTCTATTGAAAAACTTACTTACAGGTAATATAATAATAACATGAGAATTCTAACATTAGAAAATACATTCTACAATCTTGAAACATTGCCGGAAGAAATAGATGATCTGCGCTTTGCTATATTAGATAATAGCAATCCGCAAAATGTAGATTACCATTACATTCCATTAATCTTTTTAGAAAGTTTTAACAGTCCTGCATTAGTATTGCGTATAGGCAATCAAACAATCAAGATGCCAGTGGATTGGCAAATATTGATTGGTGAGCAAGAACATGGTGATTTAGAAACACTGCCATTAACTAGTATTAACGACCGCGGATTTAATGCCTTTGAATTTAATCCATTGAGTTCATTCAGCCCTAGTTTCTTGCCAATCGAAATCGTAGACATATACCATGATGTAACTTGGTATGCCCCTCGATTAAAGAACGGACAATTTTTATGTGTCCCCATTGACGATAGCCCTCAACCCAGATGCATTTATTTTGTAAAAGAGATTAGTAGAAATTGTGAGATAGTAGATTATAGTCAGGCGTTTTGATGGCAACGAAAAAAAATATACCAGTTGAAGAAAAGTTTGAAAAACAGGATCTCGACTTGTTCGAGGTCCTTGCCGCACTTGATAGAAAAGATTATAACTATTACGATAAACTAACTGAAGAACAACAGAAGAAGTTTGTCCCTTATATGCTTACATTATGGATGAGTTGTATTAAGGGAAACAGCACATTGCAGGGATATTATGTAATGAATACTGAATATACTGCAAACAAGTATCTATTCAATGAGAATGTGCAGAAGCATCCTAAACTACAATGGTTGATGTTATGTGCCGCAAGTCCCGGTATAGGAAAACAATTCCATCAGTGGATCCCACACATCAGAGATAAGGTAGCAAAATTAAAAGAATCAGCAAAAGTAAAAGAGGTTAAAGAATTCTACAAGAAGATTTATCCTAAAACAGATGAAAAATCATTAGACGAATTCGTGGATGCATTTGTTGAAGACCATAAAAGAAAAACATATCTTGCAGAAACTTTTCCCAATCTAAAATTAGACGATATTGAAACATTAAACGCACTGGTAACAGATGAAGATATTAAACACTACGAAAGAGAAAGAGGCAATTAAGCAACCTAAACATAGTTGTGAATTTTGCAAGCGTGAGTTCCTGCGTGAGTCTACTATACTTAAACATATATGTGAGTATAAGCAACGATGGCTCAACAAAGATATGCAAGGAAATCGTATAGGATTTCAAGCATGGTTACAATTTTATAAAAAGAACAGTACAGGAAAAAAGAATAAGACTTTTGAAGAATTTATAAGGTCTGCTTACTATACGGCTTTTATAAAATTTGGCAATTACTGCGTACAAATCAATTGTATTAACGTATCTAGGTTTGCAGATTGGTTAGTAAAGAACCAAATTAAAATAGATTCATGGTGTACTGATACTAACTATACTAAGTTTTTGATAGAATATTTGCGACTAGAAGATCCATTGGATGCTATAGCCCGTAGTATAGAGGCAGCAATAGAACTATCAGAAATCGAAACTATACAATCTAAAGATGTACTAAGATATGCAAACAAGAATCGTGTTTGTTATGCAGTCACTACAGGTAAAATTAGTCCATGGATGCTTTATCAAAGCAAAAGTGGTGTCGAATTTCTTTCTAGTTTAGATTCAACACAAGAAAAACTTATTATGGATTATATTAATCCTGAACAATGGGCTATCAAATTCAAAAGAATTCCTGATAAAGTGATTGAAGTGAAGGAGTTATTGAGTGCCGCGGGATACTGAATTTAAACATTGTGTAAATCTGTATTGGATGAATGGTGATACTGTTTCTGATTGGAATGAAAAGTGTGCCCATGCCATAGAATTGTTTGGGTTGCCGGGCGATAAATTTGTCACACACCCCACTGAAACTTATATGGAGTTTTATTTCAAAAACGAAACTGACGCAATACATTTTAGTTTGGCATGCTTGTAAAGTTACTTGAGTTTGAATTACCCACTGGTGCTGGCGGAATGTCCGCGCAAATGTCTAGATCCCTAATACTACGTAGATTTGAGCAGTTTAGAAAAGAACATGGGGTTGAATTTAAGTACCTAACTGTGGGATATACTCTTGAAGTTTGGTTTACAAAAGACAGCGACTATACACTATTCTTTTTAATGCACGACACCAATGACGGTTGGCGTAAATATAAATTAAAAGAAAAAGAAATAAATGGCGACACCGACTGACATTGAATATGTTTACAATTATTATGATCCTGTTCGTGGCTGGGATCATACAAATCAAAACTGGTATACTTATAACATATACAATATAGGTCCGTTCAAACATCTGGAAATTGTTAAGTGGTTATATGATATGATTGATAATCCTGAGAGACATGCAAGATGGGTCAGATTTCAAAATGATTCAGCATTTAGATTTCGTTACGAGCGTGATTATATAATGTTTACATTGCGCTGGTCATGACTTTAATAAAATTAAATGGTGATCTTACACCTGAACAAGAACAATGGATATTGCACAATGTGGGACCAAGGATGTTTTACTTGCACAATAGTTTAGGCGGAGAAGGTTGGATTCTTAAAAGAAACTATAAAAATCATAGTTGGGAACTGGCTTTTAAAGATGAAAAAGATGCAATAATGTTTAATTTACGCTGGCTATGACTGAAGTTAAAATATATGATTGGAGTCCTATAAAAATCATAGACACTGTATCAGATATGCGTAAGAACGGATTTGTACAGCATGTTGATTTTGATTTTGAATATCATCCTCCTGTATACGATTCTTTTACAGGAAATACCGTTGACAAGTTTGTGATTTTTAGATTTTATACTGATAAATTAGCCAGCTGGTTTACTCTTAAATGGGGTTAAACAAAACTATTGTTAGGTACATAAAATTCATTTAAATCTATCTTATCTAGAAATGTATAGTCATCAGTTATTGCTTTGGCAACAATTTTCTTAATCATCAAATTAAACAAACTACCCATTTTAATTTTTTCATTATAATAAATTTCATCTTTGTTGTAGTCAAAAATAAACTTTTTAGATTCTAGTTTGTATGACTTCCAATCTTTCAATAGTTTTTTGTCGTGGTTTAACATACTCCATTTTTGAAAATCAGTGCTTGCAAAGAAATGATGATAGTATGTATCCATAAACGTTTGATTTACTAATTGTCTAGCGTTTGGATCCATAAAAGCAAGCATTCTAAAATAAACAAATTGCCATTTGAAGCAAAAGTTATACCACCAAAAGAAATGAAAATTTGAGTGCACTTCGCAAGGTGCAGCATGTCTGATTTGGTCATCAAGAACATCAAACCATTTGTTAGCGTGTCCTATCTCCATAGATTTACTTAACCAATCGACAATAAATTCACGGCTATACTTGTCATGTAACTTATCGCTATCAGCATACTTATAGACTTTGGCTAAAATATCACTGCCAAATAATTGATCATTGCATTCCCCGCCCACAATTAAACTAGTGCCATCCATCATTGAACTATATCTTTCACTAGAGATAATGGTAAACTTTGTTCTTATGTGATCGTAGAAAAAATTAATATTTTCATTAATGCTATCTGTGCTCATTGCAACACGAACTCTATTTTTCAGTTCATGTGCATCAAGCACTTTCATAAAACTTATTAATACCGCAGTACTATCTATTCCACCACTATAAAATAAAGTAATAGGGATATTAAGTTTTTTACTTAGTTCTACTAGTTCAACTGCTCTTTTTAAACAGCAATCTTCATATGATAAATCAAATCCCGTCAAATCTGTAGGTATTTTAAATGGTTCATACACTTTATATCTATATGGCATTACAACATGATTAGTTCTATCGACTAATCCAATTGGAACTTTTACTAATTTATAAATTGCAGACCACTGAGCGACATCAGTACTTGGATATGAACTAAAGTCATGCGATTTTGTAAAATAAAAATTTTTCATTAACTACCTTTAACTTATGTTAGTGTAAATAGTCGCAACAGCCTCATTATAGTTTTTAACAACATCATCCATAGTTTTAGACATAGATATTTTTCTTGCGAATTTAGTGTATAAAGCATGGCTTCGTAAGTAAACTAATCCATATCCTTCTTGACGTAATTTTAATTCTTGGTAAGCAGCCTGAGGAGGAATTTCTTGTATATTAGCCCAATCTTGTATAGCAGTAGTATACTCATTTTTTTCCGGATCGCATTTGTTTAGTTGATCTATTAAAAAAGGCATCATATGTGAAGTGGCATAAAAATCCACCATTTTCCTACAACTTCTTCTGATTTGAAATTCCCATTGATTTAAGAAAAATTTCTTGTGAATAAATATTCTTCTTTTTTCAATCCATTCATTTGTTATGAATTTAGGAGGTAATTCAGTAATATTAAAATTAAAATCAACCTGGTAATGACGTTCTATATCATTAAAATTATATTTCCAATCATCTCGTTCAGCAACTAATAATTTAGGAAATACCATTGATAAACCATTTGTTATTCCTAACAACAAACTAGAAGCATGACTATCACATGTAGCAGTACCATATATAGAATTGGTACTGTCATCTACTATTAAAATAAAATTGTTATAAATTTGATCGTTCATTTAGGTTCTATGAGTTCCATTGAACATGGGATGATTAAATTCTTGGTCTACACTACTAAAAATATGTAATGGAAGTACAACTAAACCATCGCCTTGAGTACTAAAATGGTGTGGTATCATCTTATCTAATATTAATACGTCACCTGGATTTAGTGGTACAATGGTGTAATTATCGTTTTGACCTATGTAACTTGTACCTTTGCCACTAAGAACATATACTACTCTTGCAGTTGAATGAATGTGATGAGCCTGTTCACTAGTAAAAGGTGGAATATATAACATTTGCCATGTGGGGTCTCCTAACCGATTAGGATTTATAAGTTGCTTTGTACTACATCCATTAATGTATGGCAGGTCTGTTAGTCTGTTAAATGAACTTGACCTTTTTTCAGGGGTGTACCCAAATATTTCAACGCATAAAATCTTACTATTAATGTTACTTCCGTCACCAGA